AGAGAAATTAAGCGTATTTGAGAGCGTTCGCGCAATGGGCAATGCGCAACCCTCCGCGCAAAGTCTGCGCTTTGACACTGCGCGACGCGCAAAGGGCACTTCCGCGCAATGGCCAACCACGAAAACCGAGAACTCATCACCGCCTACTGGCGTGAAGTGCTCCCCCATTGCCAGACGAAGCGGACCGCTCAGGACCACGCGAAAAAGCGCCACCCCAAGTGGATTGCATGGCTTGCCACCCAGGGGCGAAAGATCCACGACCCCAAGGTCGCCCCCACGCCCGAGGCCGTCCTCGCCTTCACCTCCCGCCTCCGTGACAACCCCCCGCCGCCTGCCGAGGGCGACGTCCCTCCCGGCCCGCTCCCCGCACCCCCAGCCATCGACAAACCCATCTCCGACCGCACCCCCGAGGAGCACGCCGAATGCACCGCCTGGGAGATGTTCAAAGAGAACTCCGAAGCCGCCCGCCGCTGCGCCCGCGCCGACTCCATCACAGCCGCTGGCTTCGCTCGCATCGCCTGCCAGTGCCTCGCCAGCTACCATTCCGCCCGTCAAAAACGCGTCCAGTCCGACATCGAAAACCGCCGCCTCCTCCCCGTCTCCGAGTATGACGCCCTCTGCGATGACGTCCGCAAGCTCACCGACCTCTGGCGCTCCCTCATCCCCGACCTCGCCGCCCAGATCGACCCCGCCAACCCCGCCCGCATCAATCGCCTCTTCGACGACTGGGTCCAGCGTCGCCTCAACCCCGCCATTCGGTCCTTCATCGACCCCAGCCCCACAGCCGCCCTCGCCGCATGAGTGACCGCCGCGCCCATCTCCTGCGCCTCGCCTTGGTTGAGCAGCGCCCCGCCGTGGTCGAGTTCCTCAGTCGGCATATTCAAATCCCCCGCTCCATGTCCCCGGCCCGCGTCCATGGAGCCATGGCCCCCTTCAGCCTCCAGCATCAAGGCTTCGCCCAGCACATCCTCGAATGCGCCGACCCCGCCCGTGGCATCACCGACGTCACCACCTGCTCCGCCACCCAGGTCTTCAAGACCTTCGGCCTCCTCATGATGCTCGTTTACCGGATGGTCAACGTCCCCTCCCCAAAGCTCATCGTTTTCCCAACCAAAGACACCGCCCAAAAAGCCGTCTCCAGAAAAAAACTCCAGCCCCTCATCAATCTCAACCCCATCCTCTCCGAGCGAAAACCCGCCAACTCCGACCACTTCACGGATATGGAGATGGACATGCTCGGCGGAGCCATCCGCCTCACCGGCACCAACTCCCCCGCCAACCTCGCCTCCACTTCCGAACGCGATATTTTTCAAGACGAGTGCTGCAAATTTGAGCACCACTCCAACGAAGACAGCCCCGAAGCGCACCCCATGGACCTCGCCGACGAGCGTGCCAAGTCCTTCGGCCCCGACGCCTTCCGCTACAAAAGCTCGTCCCCAAACATTGTCACGCACCCTTTCTGGACCCGCTACGAAGCCGGATCACAAACTCATTTCCTCGTCTCCTGTCCCGAATGTCAGCACCTCTTCCCCTTCGAAGACTGGCCCGATAAAAGCCACGACTCCAAACACCCCGGCTACGAGAAAGTCGATAGCGACTACCGCAGCCTCGTCTGGTCCCCAGACTCCCGCGACTCCCACGGCCTCTGGGTCGAACAAAAAGTCCGCGAAACCATCCGCTACATCTGCCCCTCCTGCGCCTACCCCATCCGCGAAGAAGACCGCCTCCCCATGCTCGACCGCGTCGAGCCCATCGACCTCAACCCCGCCACCGCCCAGCGAAACAAATCCTTTCGCCTCCCGTCCTTCTACTCCCCCGCCCTCACCTTCGGCGATGTCGCCTGGAACCGCATCAAGCCCGCCGACCTCCTCGGCAACCATCAAAACCACGCAAACTCATGGCTCGCCAACTGCTGGTCCGACCTCGCCCATAACATCAAAGAGGAAACCGTCCGAGCCTGCATCTCCACCGACTACGGGCGCGGCTCCCTGCCCTTCCGGCCCAAGCTCCTCGTCCTCACTGCCGACCCCGGCGAAGCACTCACTCACTGGACCGTCACCGCCATCTCTCCCGAAGGCGGACTCTTCGTCATTGACTGGGGCACCCTCCTCAGCTCCCGCGAGCTCGTCTCCGCCGACTTCCTCCGCCATCGCCTCTACACCATCCCCGGCACCGATGAGCGCATCGTCCCCCGCATCGGCTACATTGATTCCGGCTACCTCACCGAGACACAGTATGACATCTGCGAAGCCTCCGGCGGCTTCTACTGGCCAACCAAAGGCAGCGACGCCAAGCACGGCACCGTCAACGAAACCCGCGCCGCCTCCCGTCCCGGCCTGAAGCTCTACACCTACTCAGACACCCAGGCAAAGGATGACCTCTACGGCTCCCGCATCGCCCGCCGCAGCACCCCCGGCTTCCACCTCCCGAGCGATGCTGATGCCTCCCTCATCATGGGCCACACCGGCCAGATGAAGGACAAGTCCACCAACCAGTGGAAACGCGTCCCCCACGACCACTATGGCGACTGCTCCAAGCTCGGCCTCATCGCGCTCTGGATCGCCCGCCTCGTCCCCGGCTTCATTTAACGAAAAGCTGACCGAAGTGGCGGTCGGCAACTCACGAAAACAAAAATGACGCGGCCCGCCACTTTCGGTCCAGCGTCTTGTTCAGCAAAATTATGGGACTAGCATTCAGACAATCAAACGCGCAGTGGTCATACTCCGGCTTCAACGCCTTCCGGTGTCGGCTCGCTGCGGAAATCGGTATGAACCTCCGCGAGATGGCGGGCTTCGGGCCACCGGAAAGACCGTGGCACAAAATCACCGACGGCATCGCGCCGCTGCTCATGCACTCCGACTGCGAAGGCGAAATGACGCCAGAGGAATGCAAGCGTGTCGCGCCGAGACTCCGCGAACTCGTGGCGGACTGGCCCGACGGTCACGACAAACAAAACGCGCTCGAACTCGCGGACGACATGGAAGCAACCGCCGAGAAGGGCGAGGCGCTCGTATTTTGCTGAACAGTGATTATCCAGAACAAGTTTCCAGATAGTCACCCCCAAACCAGAAACACGCACCCGCTTTGCGAGCCCGCATCCTTTGACACCCCCCGGTGTCGATGCCCGCCGTCTCCATCTCCGACCTCACCGATGACTACCTCTTCGAGGCCCGCATCCTGCACCCGTCGAGCAATGCCGCCCAGCTCACCTGGCTCACCGAACTCTACCAGGCTGATGCCCTAGACCGCAGCGGAGCCGAGATCACCAGCACTTCCTTCAGCGGCAACTCCCACGCCGCCCAGTTCCGCGCCTCCACGCCCGAAGATCGCCGCCACGCCCTCCGCAAAGCCATCGAGCACGTCGAAGCCGTCATCGACGGAGCCACCGCCACCCAGTTCGCCAAACCCTTCGGCTTTAAATTCCTCGGCACACCCGCCGACATCCTCGGTTAGACCATGGCAAAAAAAGCATCCACACGCCGCGTCACATCCCGCGCCCCCGCCGCCCCCATCGTCAATGCCGCGCTCCCCGCCAGCACCGGCAGCTACCGCACCCTGCCCACCTATCAGGCATGGTCATCCAAGCAGCTCGAAGGCATGGCAAAGTCCCGAGACCGCGTCCAGATCAGCCGCTTTCTCCAGGAAGAAATCCCCGTCGTCGGCTACTGCATCACCGCCCTCCCCAAAGAAGCCATCGGCAAAGGCATCGGCCTCAAGTCCATCTCCGCCAACCCCGAGTTCCGCGCTGCCGCCACCGCCCTCTACAAAGCCTGGGCCACCTCCCGCGCCGTCGATCTCCGCAAAGAAGGCACCCTCTTCGAGCTCCAGTCCCGCTGGCTCTCCGCCATCCTCGGAGATGGCGAAGCCTTCGTTCAAAAGGTCGCCGACAACACCCCCCTCACCGCCGACTGGACCCTCGCCGACAAATCCCGCCGCCGCCTCCAGCTCCAGACCCTCCTGCGCGATCAGCTCACCAACAACGGACTCACCACCCTCGACGCCAAAACAGGCCGCTGGATTGATGGCCTCCAATACAACGCCCTCGACCAGCTCCTCACCCTCCGCGTCATCACCGACGACACCACCCTCGGCAGCAATCCCAAGACGCTCCCCGTCCCCGCCGCCAACGTCTTCCACCTCAAGGAAAACATCCGCTTCAATCAATACCACGGCATCCCCTTCGTCTTCCGGTCCAACAAAGACCTCCTCGACGTCCTCGACCTCAAAGCCATCCGCAAGCACGCCGCGAAAATTCGCTCCGCCTTGTTAGGTGCCACCACCACCCGCGATGGAAAAGTGCCGAACGCCATGCAGGCCGCCCACGCCGCCGAAAAGACCGGCACCCCCGCCACCGATACAGGGAAACGCTTCATGGAGATCGCCGATGGTGCCGTCATGATCCCACTCGCCGATGGCGAAACCATGAACTTCTTCCAGGGCGGCGAAGCCATCCCCTTCAAGCAGATCCTCGAAGAGCTGACGAACCCCTTCGTCTTCGGCCTCGGCTACCCCGTGGAGTGGATCTTCAGCATGGGCTCCCTCGGCGGCACTGCCTTCCGAGGCGTCATTGAAAAAGTCCGCCGCGCCCACGAAAACCTCCGCGCCCTCCTCTACCCCTTCCTCCAGTGGACATGGGAATGGGTCATCGCTGATGCCATGATGCCCGGCGGAGCCCTCGCCCAGTTCGCCACCGTCGCCGACTGGAATGAGATCGACTTCGTGACCGATCCCGACCCCAGCGTCGATCTGGGCCGCGACCACCGCGCCGACATGGAGCGCCTCCGCGCCAATGCAGGCACCATGGAAGACTACGTCGAAAGCCGCACCGGCGGCAGCGGCCTCAGCGTCCGCCATGCCCGCATCGACGAAAAGCTCGACGACGTCCGCTACGCCATCGCCCGCGCCACCGGCATCAAGCCCGAGTTCGTCAAGATCCCCGCCTCCATCGCCACCCTCCTCGCCATCGACCCCATCCAGCTCCAGGCCATGTCCGGCCTAGCCGCCACCCTCACCCCCGACACCATCGCCGCCGACCTCGCCGCGAACGATTGACCCGTCAATCCGGTCAATCCCGTCAATAGAGTCCCTCCCCCTTTGACATCCGCCCCCCGGCGTATGTCCACCTGGTTCAAGCTCATCAACTCCGCCTCCGGCAATGCCACCATCGACATCTTCGATGAAATCGGCTTCTGGGGCGTCACCGCCAAAGACTTCGTCGCCCAGCTCCGCACCCTCACCGGCGTCCAGAGCCTCACCCTGAATATCGACAGCCCCGGCGGCTCCGTCGAAGACGGCTTCACCATCTTCGATGCCATCAAGTCCCTCGGCATCCCCGTCACCGCCCACATCACCGGCACCGCCGCCAGCATGGCCTCCGTCATCATGCTCGCCGCCAGCAAAATCAAAATCGCCGAGCATGGCCGCGTCATGATCCACCGCGTCACCGGCGGAGCCGCAGGCAATCACGACGACATGGCCGCCGCCGCCGCCGTCATCAAACAATTCGAAGACCGCATCGTCGCCATCTACGTCGAGCGCACCAAAAAAGACGAAGCCGAGATCCGCGACCTCATGAAGGCCGAGATGGGCACCTGGTTCTTCGGCCAGGAAGCCATCGACGCAGGCTTCGCCGACGAACTCATCAAAGGCACCAAAGCCACCGCCTTCAAGCCTCAGTGGGCCAGCAAATTCACCATGCTCCCCGCCGCCCTGTTTGACACCCGCAGCGACTCGAAGCCCACCGCTCCCTCCCTACCCAAAAACATGAAAGCCATCCTCGCCCTCGCCACCCTCGTCGGCGTCGCCCTCAAAGGTGACGAAACCGAAGACCAGATCGTCGCCGCCTGCGCCGCCCACAAGCCCGCCCCGCAGAAACTCGAACTCAACCTCGAAGACCCCGAAACCAAAGCCCACTTCGACGGCCTGGTGACGAACGCCACCAAGCCCCTCACCGCCAAGATCGAAGCCCTCGAAGCCCTCATCAAAAACGGCCCCGCAGGCTCCGCAGGCGCAGGCTCCCCCGTCCCCACTCCCGGCACCACGCCCGCCCCAAAAGCCCTCACCCGCGCCGAGTTCGAGGCCCTCGATCACTCCGAGCGCAGCGCCTTCATGAAGTCCGGTGGCAAGCTCACCGCCTAACCCTCCACGTTGACACCCTCACCCAGAGACCCCGCCTAACATCATGAGCAATACCCTCACTCTCACCGCCCTCACGGAAAACATCTTCCGCGCCAAAGACATCATCGCCCGTGAGCCCACCGGCTTCATCCAGTCCGTCCTCGTGAACTCCGGCTCCGAAGGCGTCTCCATCAACGGCACCGTCCTCAGCCACGTCACCGCCGAGCCCACCCTGAACACGTCCTACACCCCCGCGATGACCATCCCGGCGGCAGACGATCAGACCGTCACCACGGAAAGCATGACCATCGGCCAGGTCGCCAACGTCCGCGTCCCTCTCACCGGCGAGGCTCTCCGCCAGCTCGGCAACACCGCAGGCCAGAAAGTCATCGACGACATGATGGTCCAGGCCATCCGTAAGATCGTCAACACCATCGAAGCCCACTGCGGCACGGTCATCTACAAAGGCAGCTCCCGCGCCGTCGGCACCGCAGGCACCACGCCCTTCGCCTCCACCATCGCTATCCTCGCTGATCTCCGCCAGATCCTCGAAGACAACGGCGCACCGATGAGAGATGGCGAACTCTCCACCATCATCTCCACCAGCGCAGGCACCAAGCTCCGCCAGATCGCCAACCTCTACAAGGCCAACGAAGCGGGCAGCGACGCCCTCCTCCGCCGTGGTGAACTGCTCAACCTCATGGGCATGTCCATCAAGGCCTCCGCTGGCGTCCAGTCCCACACCAAGGGCGCAGGCACCGGCTACGACTTCAGCGGCTCCGAAGCCATCGGCCAGACCACCCTCTCCTTCGAGGGCGGCACCGTCAACACCACCGGCATCAAAGCTGGCGACGTCATCGCCATGGACACCGACACGGCGAACAAATACGTCGTCAAAACCGGCAGCACCGCCACCTCCGGCGATATTGTCATCAACAACCCCGGTCTCCGCGTCGCAGGCACCACCTCCTCCGAGATCACCATCGGCGACTCCTACACCGCCAACCTCGGCTTCCATCGCTCCGCCGTCGAGCTGGTCATGCGTCCCCCTGCCATGCCGTATGGTGGCGACTCCGCCTCCGACCGCATGACCATCGTGGACGATGTCACCGGCCTCGTCTTCGAAGTCGCCCTCTACAAAGGCTACGGCATGAACATGCTCGACTTCACCTGCCTCTACCAGGCCAAGGTCTGGAAGTCGGACTTCGTCGCCACCCTCCTCGGCTAATCAACGCCGCAACATCCCACCCCGAGCCCGCTGGTGTCCCCAGCGGGCTTTTTCACACTTATGGCAAAACCATTCACAAAGACCACCACCGAATACGCGCACCGCATCGCCGAGCCTGAAAAACTCGCCGACCAGCTCACCACCGCCGCCCTCGCCGACTGGCGTGTCATCACCATCGTCCCCATCGCAGGCACCAGCACCCACATCGCCTACCTCTCGCGGACGATTGACATCCCCTCTCCCAAGTAACCCCTTCCCTGGCTTCCTCCAGGTTTGTTGGTGTGGTCAATGGACCGCACGAAGCCGCACCCCTTTTGGTTGGGGGGTGCGGCTTCTTCTTTGACACCCCCTTTCCACCATGACTGTCCTCGAAGAAACCACGCCACCCGAAGCCGACTCCGCTCTCCGCCGCTTCCGCATCGTCGAGGCCACCAGAGACATCCAGATCACCGCCCTCCACCTCACCGATCAAAGCATCCCCGGTGACGAGCCCAACCTTCAAGCCGACCACGTCGCCAACAACCAGACCCTCGCCATCGCCCTCATCCGCCTCGCCAACCGCCTCCTCGGCACCCCCGGCCAGTCCCTCCCCTCATGAGCCCCGCCACCTTCGCCGCCGCCGTCGCCCGTGGCATGGCCGCCAGCCCCTTCCGCGCCGACCTCACCTTCATCTTCGGCAGCACCCGTCACCTCGTCAAAGGCTGCACCGTGAGCAGTGGCGACAACAAAGCCAAGTCCGACGAATACGGCACCGAGCACACCCGCACCCTCCGCTGCCACGTCCCCAAAAAGACCGGCGCAGGCATCGCCACCCTCCCCCGCCAGCCCGCTGTGGATCTCGATGCCCTCGAGCACAATGGCCGCAAATACAACCTCGTCAGCCTCACCGGCTTTGACGACCACTCCCCCGCCTGGGTCATCGAAGCCGCCGCCCCCCTATGACCCTCGACACCACCACCATCGATCTACTCATCGCCGATCTCTTCCGCGAGTATCTCGAAGACACCGCCACCGGGAAGGCTGATGCCGCCATCGCCAAGGAACTCATGGACGGCATCGCCGAGCCCACCCGGCCCGTCATCATCATCACCGCCAAAGAGGAGTCTGTGAAGTCCAGCTCCCGCCGTGAGATCACCCTCAACCCCGTCCTCTGCACCTGGGCGAAGTCGGAGGAGGCCGGAGCCGCCGCCAACGAAAACCAGACCACCCGCACCACCGCCTCCGCCATCATGGCCGCCATCGAGTCCCGTCTCCGTGATGCCGATGCCTTCCAGACCTGGCTCTCCGCGCTTGATAGCACCCGCCGCGATGGCTGGTCCATCCTCAAAGTCATCCACGAGGGGCAGGCCCCCCTCATGCGGCCAGACTCCGCCTCCCGCTCCGTCCTCTACTCCCTCACCATGCGCCTGCACCTCCACGTCTCCCGCCCAGCGTGATTGACATCCGCCGAACCATGACCATGAAAAACCTCCTTGCCCTCCTTCTCGTCTTCGCCGCCTGCATCGCCAGTGCTGCCGATCTCAGCATCACCACCACCAGCTTCGTCCCTGGTGCCAACGCGAAAAAGCAGATCGGCACTGCCGGTGCTGCCATCACCATCGGCCAGCTCCTCTACTACGACAGCACCGCAGGCACCTGGAAGCTCGCCGATGCCAATGCCTCCGCCACCACCGCCAGCGTCGTCGCCATCGCAGCCAGTGCCGCCGCCTCCGGCCAGCCCGTCATCTACATCACGGAGGATGACGACCTCACCCTCGGAGCCACCCTTTCCATGTCCGCCCCCGTCTATGCCCTCAGCGGCACCGCAGGTGGTATCGCTCCCACGGCTGACATCACCACCGGCTGGTATCCCTGCCCCGTCCTCGTCGCGAAGAGCACCACTAAATGTATCTTCAAAGCCGCCGCCCTCCGAGGCACCGCCGCCGCAGTCGCCCCCTGAGTCACATCCAGTGTTAGGCCTCCTCCACATCCTCCACTCCCCACTCCCATGCCCTTCGACCCCCTCCAGACCCAAGGCACCCTCCCAGGCTACGACCTCAAAGAGTTCGACGACACCGGCCTCCTCGTCACCGACTGCTCCTTCACGCCCCGCGTGAACATCAAGGAGAAGGAAGGCCACATCAACGGAGCCACCGGCAACAATGGCTCCTATGCCCAGATCGTCCAGGTGCAGACCTACAAGAAGGCCCTCGACATCGAACTCAAGGGCGAGATCGTCCCCGACTCCAACGGCCTCGCCGCTGGCCTCGCCGCCGTCTATCCCGGCCAGGCCGTCACCTGCGCCCAGTTCGCCGCCTCCGGCGTCACCATCCACGGCTTCTCCCGCGATGCCGCCAAGCTCCTTATGGTGAAGGAAGTGAAGCGTGAGACCTCCTCGGAGAAGGTGCCAGTCGTCACCGTCCCGATGTCCTACTACCCCGAGATCGCGGTCTAACCACCGACCTCCCAACCGCGCCCCGCATGAAGGGGCGCGGTCCATCTCCCCGCCGATCCCCTCATGTCCCCCGCACCCGCAGCACAGGTCGCTGTCAGCAACACCAAGCTCGCCGCCTGTCTCATCGCCCTCGGCTTCAAATTCAAAGCCGACCTCATCCAGAGTAGCAAAGCCGGAGCCAAGCTCCACACGCAGTTTCTCTTCAGCGGCCCCAGCCTTCGCCCGCAGTATCAGCACCTCACGCTCGACTGCGCCCCGCTCTGGGAAAAAGGCACGCTCGATCACAAAGAGCCCATGCACCCGCTCTGCGTCATGATGCGCGGCCAGCATAACTACGACCGCCTCATGGACTGGCAGATGCGCGGCATCACCCATCACCTCCGCAGCACCGCCGCAGGCCAGATGCTCATCTATCGCGCAGGCACCGTCAAAGACTGGTTCGGCATCGAGCACCACACCACCTCCGACCTCGCCCTTTGTGCCGCCCTCGCAGGCTGCGGCATCCCCGTCATCCGCATCACCGGCTCGGCAGGCGCTCACCTCTACACCTTCCCGGCCATGGGTTACGCCCTCCTTCGGGCCGATCTCACCACCCACCTCGAAGCCGCCAACCACCTCACCCGCCGCGCCCCCACAGCCACTGATCCACGCCGCCTGCATCTGGAGGATACTGATCCCCTCCACCCCATGGTGCAGGTCTATGATGCTCTAAACTGCCGCGCCCACCTGAAGCGCGCCCTCCTCAGCACCAAGCCCCTCCTCCTCATCGAAGAAGAAGGCACCACCCGCCAAGCCCTCCTCAGCATGAACAGCACCGGACGCGTCATGCAACGCGTCGAAGCCCACTTCAAATCCCCGCCGATCCCATGGACCCAACCCTAGCACCCGAAGACATCGCCCCCGGAGCCGCCGCCGACCAGCTCCGCCAGCAAGCCTGGCACACCGCCGACTCCCACACCTGGGCAGGCATCCCCCTCCAGCCCTGGAGCCGCCAGCGTGAAAGCCTATTCGTTCGCCTCATCGAGCACGACGAAACCACCACCGGCCTCGACTCCCTCCCCCTCCTCACCGCCCGCCTCGCTGAAAAGGGGAGCACTGTCACCATCGAGACCCTCCTCTCCCCCATGCTCTTCATCGAGCAAGCCGCGCTCGTCCTCTACCTCGCCGCCCACCAGCCGAACCAATGGGACCACCTCCGAGGCCGCCCCGCCGCCTTCCTCCGTGCCGCCAATGAATGGTCCGAGAAGCACATCCCCGCCGGAGACGAATGGCCCGCCATCCACCTCGCCGTTTTGCTCCGCACCCAGCATCACGCCGTCATCCCCATGCGTCCAGCCTCACGCGCAGGAGGCCCCTCGGGAAACTAGCCCTGCCCGTCTCCGAGGCGCAATACTACGCCCTCCTGAGTCGGGCCTACCACGGCACCACCACCCGCCATGAAATGCGCTGGGAAATCTCCCTCACCGAAGGCTGGTCCCTCATCCACGCCGCCGGACTCCTCGCAGGCGAAACCTACATCTGGCCCGACCCCCGCCTCTCCACCTCCGGCAGAATGCTCCTCCGCGTCAATGAACTCCGCCAATCCCCCACCCCCATCACCCTCGACCTTTGACACGCCCCCCTGGGCAACTCCCACGCCGATCCCATGTCCCCCGATGGCCTCACCCTGAACAGCGCGCCCTTTGAAACGGCGATTGTCCGGCTTGCCGCCACCTCCAAGAAAGCCGCCGCCGCCGTCATGAAAGACCAGGCCCGGCTCCTCTTCGTCGAAGTCGCCAAAATCACCCCGCCCTACTCCGGCAGCACCACCGGCAGGCAGGCAGAGAAGATGGGCAAAGCCAGCGTCGAAAGCGGCATCCGCAGCATCTACGGCACCCCCTCCGCTGCCTACGACCTCATCGCCGCCAAAGACACCCAGCAGGCCGACGCCTTCTGGTTTCACCATCGGCAGGCGGACGACTCCACCGCCTCCAGCATCCTCCGCGACGCCACCGGGAAAAGCCTCGCGCCCTTCGATGGCGGCGCCCTCCATGACCGCTTCGGCAAAGGAGCCCGTCGCCGCCGCCAGCGCGCTGCCGCCACCTACTACGTCACCTCCGAGGCCGCCCTCACCGCCTACATCCGCCAGATTCAGGAGCACGTCTGGTTTCTCGCCTCCGGCTGGGCAGATCCCCTCCGCGCCCTCGGCAGCAAACTCCCCTACGGCGTCGGTAAGCTCGATGCCCCCGGCAAGCTCAAAGTCGAGATCACTGATCAGCGCATCGAGATCACGATGACGAACCAAGTCTCCTATGGCCGCGACGTCCGCGACATCCAGCGTCGCATTGACTTCGCCATGAATAAGCGGGTCGGAGCCCTCGACCGCCGCTGGGAATCCTACCTGAACCGCGCCGCCAAAGACTCCGGCTTCTCCAAAACCCTCTAACTCATGGCCGCCAATCTCGAAGCCTCCCTCCGGCTGGACATCGCCCAATACCAGCAGCAGCTCGCCAAAGCCAAAGGCGAAGCCAAGAAGCTCCGCGCCGACCTCCAATCCCAAGGCGGATTTGGCAAAGCCTTCTCCGGCCTCGGCGGACAGATCGCAGGCATCGCCGGAGCCGCAGGCTTCGGACTCCTCGTCAAACGCGGCCTCGAGTTTAACCAAACCATCGGCGATAGCGAAACCGCCATCGCCCAAGTCCTCCGCCAGTTCAAAGGCCTCAGCACTGAAGCCGCTAAGGGTGAAGCCGCCGCCGCCATGCAGGCCATGGTGGACCTGGAGCCCAGCACCGCCGCCAGCCTCACCGGCCTCGTCGATGGCTTCCTCGCCACCCTCGGCAGCTCCCAGGCCGTCGGCATCGACGTCGCCCAAAACATCGACCTCGTCGGCAAGTTCGCCAATGCCATGGCAAATGCCAAGATCCCCGCCGAGCAGCTCGCCCAGGAAATGCGCTCCATCGTCTCCGGCAACATCGGAGCCGACTCCACCCTCGCCAAAGTCCTCAGCATCTCCAATGCCGACATCGAGAAAGCCCGCCAAGCTGGCACCCTCTACGACTTCCTCGTCGGCAAGATCGGCACCCTCGGCGAAGCCGGAGACACCGCAGGCGTCGCCTTCTCCACCCTCTCCTCGGCCATGGATAAAGCCGCCGGTCTTCTCACCGAGGGACTCTTCGCTGAAGGTGTCCAAGGTGCCAAGGAAATGGCGGCTTTCCTGGAGCAAAACGCCGACCTCTTCCGCGACCTCGGCCAAGGCATCGCCTTCGCCACGAAAGAATCCATCAAGCTCCTCGCCGAGCTGAACAACATCCGCAACTCCCTCACCCAGGGCGTTGGCGAAGGCATTGGCAAGCTCCTCGGCCTCGACCCCACCGGCGGCATCGTCGCCCAGACGAACAAAGAGGCTGAAGATCAAGCCGCCGCCACTGATGCCGCCGCCCGCTTCGGCCCCGCCAAGCAGTTCGATGCCGATGGCAAAGAGATCGTCAAAAAAGACGCCACCACGCCCGAGAAAAAACCCGGCACCCCCGGCACCTCCGCCCCCGACGCCAAAGCCCTCCTCGAAGCCCACCGCGAGATCAACCGCCTCCAGGAGCAGGAGGCCGCCCTCAACCAAAAACGCTTCGACGACTACCTCTCCATCCTCCCGCCGAACCTTCAGCTCATCGAGATCAAGCGCGAACAGATGCGCCTGGAGGTCGAGGCTGCCGCCCTCACCGGTCCCGGCTTCGATGAGCAGCGCCTCCAGATCGCCACCGAACTCCTCGACCTCGCCAAACAAGCCCGCACCGCCGATGCCGACATCGCCGATGAAAAGAAGCGCGCCGCCGATGAGGCCGCCGACGACCTCAAAGACGCCCAAGAGAAAGCCGCCCTCCAGGCCGATGCCATCGCCGCCTTCGATGCCGAGATGGCCCTCATCAATGCCAAGCTCACCGGCAACAAAGAACTCACCGCCGAACTCGAACGCCAGGCCGCCATCGAGCAGGAGAAAAACCGCCTGATCGCCGCCGGAGTCACTGAGGCCGATGCCGCCGACAAAGCCGCCCAGATCGTCGATGCCCGCCAGTCCCTCATGGACAAGCCCACCGGCCCCGATGGCAAGATCAAAGGTTATTCACAATCCCGCCAAGGTGGAGCCGATGAAGCCCGCCAGCGCGCCGAAGACCGTGTCACCGCTTCCCGAGCCCGCCGCGACTCCACCGTCACCGATGCCTTCGGCACCCTCCGCCCCACCGGAGCCGCCGCCGCAGGCACCAACCCCCTCGCCGCCGCCGCCCAAAAGAACGCCGCCGCCGAAGGTGCCACCCCGCAGGACAGCAACGCCGCCGCCGCCCAGATCGTCACCCAGATGCTTCCCCAGATCGTCTCCATCCTCTCCGGTTCATGATTCCAGACTTTTCCATCTTCGGGCTCAAGACCTTCGAGATCACTGGCCGCAAGATCACCTCCTCCCCGCGTAAGCTCGACACTGCCAGCGTCTCCTGGCAGACTGATCGCGAGGATGCCTTTTCCCGTGGCGGTCCACTCCCCGGCTACCCGTATATGTCCATCGTCGAGTGCGAGACCCTCGTCGAGATCCCAGGCCATGCCTACCAGCACAACCTTCGCGGTGAAGGCCTCCTCCGCCCCGGCCATCGCCTCGAATCCTCCAGCCTCAAGCAACCCGAGGAAGGCTGGGACGAAGGCCCGCAGACTTGGCTGACGACCGACCCCTCCGCCTTCGCCATCGGCAACGTCCACCCCGACATCGCCACGCTCTGGTGTGTCGGCATCGACAGCAAAGACCAGGTCACCGATCGCGTCTGGCGCGTCTCGCCCAGCTATCGCGGCATCATCCCGCTCGACGATGGCAACCCGAAGCCGGGCAAATGGAAAGGCACCGTCAATGGCGAGACACGGCAGGCCGGTTCTCTCTCCCTCGTCGGCACCACCTTCGTCGATGAAAACGGCGTCTATAACGGCTGGTCCACCGCCCGAGACTCCACGCTCGATACCAGTAAGGTCGCCGTCACCCACAGCCTCCTCAGCTTCACCGCACCACCGACAGACAAGGTAGGCCGCCCCTACACTCCCGCCCGCGTCCCGCTGCTCGATAACATCTTCGAAACCACAAGCTGGTATTCCTCCGCAGGCTTCACCTGGAACTGGCCCCCCGGCTGGAAACTCTCCGGCGTCCAGTGGGATCAGATCCTCGATAAAGACATCTACCTCTACACGCTGACGCACGAATATGTGCCGAAGGCCGAACCGAAACTCACGTAATGCGCCGAAGCTCCAGACCTCCGAAGCCTGAGCCGTTCGCATGGCGTCAGAGCAACGGCGTCATGCTGCAAAGCCACCTCCGCGAATACATCCGTTGGTTATTCCCCCAGCTCGGCAGGCACTACATCCCGCCCGGCGGAGTGCGTGACTACACCTCCGCCGCCCAGCCTGCGAAGGCCGAGAAACAGCCCGAGCCCTTCCGCCCCCGCACCTCCGCCGGTCCCGTCCTGCTCACCGATCTCCACCGCTTCCGCGACTACGTCTTCGCCGCCCTGGAGCCCGTCGCCAGCCAGAACCCCATGCCAATCAAGACGAGCTGCACCCTCATCTTCATCCCCGACTTCAAGCGCCTCCATGAGCATATCCAGCTCCTCCTGAAACTCCACCGCCGCCGCCTCTCGAACTCATGACCCCGAACACAGCCCACATCCTGCACCTCTTCGGCTTCGAGCAGATCGCCCCAGATCGGAAGTGTCCAGGCACCACACGCTGGCACTACTCCAAGACCGCCGCCCACGTCCTCATCGACCTCCCTGAAAACACCACCGTCCATGACATCCGCGAGGCTCTGGTGGCCTACGGTGCCGCCTGCGCCCGCGCCGAAACCCGCGAGCAATACAAGCGCTTCCTCCTCACCTTCGGCATCTCCCCCACCGACGACAACCTCCCGCCCTTCCTGTTAGACACCGAAGGCGCTCCCCTCATCGAGCCCTCTGAAACAGAGAACCGAGAACCATAAACCGAGAACTCCCAACCCATGCTCCTCATCCTCGACCGCAAACACCAGCTCCTCGTCCTCTCCGAGGGAATGCTTTCCCCCCAGACCTTCATCGAAGGCCGCCGAGGCGATGGCGAAAACATCGAACTCGTCTTCCTCGACGAAGGAGCCGCCGTCACCCCCACCGGGCTGGAGGAGTTCCGCTTTGTGGCGAAACCGCAAGGCGAAGACTGGGACAGTGCCGCCCACGCCCTCGCCTCCACCTGGGTCCGCAACACCAGCACAGGCCGCTATCAGGCCCGCGTGAACTACAACACCACGCTACTCAATGCCCTGCTCAAAATCGCCCACGCCACCGAGTCGGAAAATGAATACATCGATCTCGACGCCCAACTCGCCTGGCGCACCTCCAACACCACCACCTGGTGGCGCACCCAGCTCGTCACCTTCCGGCTGCACAATAGCGTCTGGCGCGGCAATGAGACCGATCCCACCAGCGGCACCGCCGAAGAGTCCATCGCCAGCGCCGCCAAGTCCCCGCAGTTCCTCGTCATCGACGCCGATGTCGTGAATAACAACGCCACAGCCAACACCATCGCCGACATCACGGATCTCGAATTCCCGGTGCAAAGCGGCGCGCGGTATCACTTCCGCTTCAGCATCCCCTACACTTCGGCATCGACTGCAAACGGAGCCCGCTTCAGCATCACCGGCCCGGCATCCCCGACGTATCTGGCCTATCGCAGCGACTACACCCTCACGGCAGCCACGCGCACTACAAACGAAGGTCTCGGAGCCTACGACCTCCCCGGGTCTGCCAATGCCACCAGCCTCACGACCGGCAACATCGCCATCATTGAAGGCTTCATCCGTCCCTCCGCCGATGGCGTCGTCACGGCTCGATTTGCCTCCGAACTCGCCAACACCGCCATCACCGTCAAAGCCGGTGCCTGCGTCCAATTCACCAAGCTCGACTAACCGAGAACAGAAAACAGAGAACCGAGAACAACTTCCGCCATGACCATCCCTCTTTACATCGCCCGCGATCGCGGCAACCAAGTCTTTGACTCAAACAACCAGGCCGCCCTCACTCCCTGGAATCTCCTCCAGCGTGGCACCGTCACCGTGGTCTGCGCCTTTGGCTCGGCAGGTGTGATCAGCGCGCTCAACCCCACCACTGCCCGAATCGTCATCAAGGAGGCGGCCAGCGGTGACGTTCTGATCACGGATGACACCCCAGCCTCCAGCGGCAGCGGAGCCACCAGCCGCCAGTCCTTCTCTTTCGTGGTCGATGGGGCCGATCTCCGCACCGCCCTTGGCACCTCGGAGAGCATCGACCTCGTCGCTCAGCTCGAATGGGTGATCTCTTCCGTCACCTACCTTTCCACGCCCATCCCCGTCACCGTCACCGCCGCCATCGCCGGTGATGCCGATGGCATCCCCGATACAGCTCAAGATGCAGGCTTCGCCCGTCTCGCCGCCATGCTCGTGGCAGGCGATGCCGTGACGCTCGATGAGGACGGCGTCGCCCGAACCATCACCATCTCCGTCGATCCCGTCGGCGAACTCTCCGCCGACGACGGCTGGTCCCCGCTCATTCGCTCCGCCACCGATAGCGCCCGCCGAGTCATGGAGATCTACGACTGGACCGGCGGCACCGGCACCAAGCCAGGCGTCGGCTACATCTCCACCACCGGCCTCACCGCCACCCTCGCCGACGCCATGGATTTTCGCGGCGTGCAGGGCATTCAAGGCCCCGCAGGCGAAACCGGCCCCACCGGAGCCACAGGTGCCACCGGAGCTGATGGCGCTCCCGGTGGACCTCAGGGAGATCCCGGAGCCGCAGGCGATGCCGGATGGTCTCCCGTCCTCGCCGCCGATACCGATGGCGACCGCCGCGTCTTCCAGCTCATCGACTGGACCGGCGGAGCAGGCAGCGAGCCCGGCTTCATCAACTACTACGTTGGCCCCACCGGCCTCGTCGCCACCGCCGCTGAAGGCGTGGACATCCGTGGCCCTCAGGGCATCCCTGGAGCCGATGGACTGGAGCCCGTCCACGAAAACGTCTTTTATTGTGACCCCGTGAATGGCAACGACGGCACCGCCGTCATGGGCCACCCCGCCTTGCCATGGGCCACGCTCGATGCCGTCTGGGCCGAGATCCTCGCCCTCGCTGAGGACTGCACCCTCGTCCTCGCCGGAGCCTGTGATCACGGCACACTCACGCTGGCCGCCGCCATGAGCACCGGCTATGATGTCACCATCATCGGACGTGGCGAGATGAGCAGCACCATGACCATCGTCGCCACCGGCACCGCAGGCAGCGCAGGCAATGGCAGCCAAGATCCGAGCCCGAACGCCTACGATGGCGGCAACGGCTACAAGGTCCGACTCTTCGGCAATAAGACCGTCACCCTCACCAGCGTCACCACCACCGGCGGAGTCGGCGGAGCAATGACTGACACCGGAGCCGTGGGCGGCGTCTATGCAGGCGGAGGCGGCACCGGCGGAGACATCCTGCTGAAAGGCTTCCGCGTCGGCACCATCACCGCCAGCGGTGGAGCAGGCGGAGCCGCCACCGGCACCGGCAGCACCGGCGGCCCTGGTGGCAATGCCGCCGCCAACGTCAAGCTCATCGACTGCGAAGTCACCGGCACCCTCACCCACAGCGCCGGAGCCGGAGGCACCGGAGTCGGCAGCAACGGAGCCGCAGGCAGCGGAGCAGGGAACATCAAGACCTGGAACACCCGCAAGAGCACCGTCACCACCACCGGCACCGAGACCCATACCAACGTCCTCACGACGCCGGATGCTTTGTAATCGGATATTTTGACACGGTCCTGTCCACGTGACCGGCACCGTCTTCCTCAATACCACCACCCTCGTCGCCCGCTCGGCCATCACTGGCAATGCCCTGCCGCTGATTGCCGCGAAGCTCCAGGCCGCGCTCACCCTGACGGTCAAGTTCTTCGCCACCGGAGAAGCCGCCGCCCTGCTCTCCTCCCCGACCTTCCGCGTCACGCTGAAGGCCACGCCCACCGGCGACCCCTTCGTCTTCACCAGCTCCGTCGCTGACGAGCTGGCAGACGGCTACACCTTCGAGTTTTCCAGCGTCGATTCCGCTGCCCTCCGCACTGCCATCGGCGATCTCACCCAGCTCGATGCCTTCGGCGAAGTCGAGTGGACCGTCGCCAGCGTCGTCGAGCGCGTCTCATTCCCGGTCACCCTCGTCAACGCCTACATCCGCAGCGGCGACGACGCCCCTGATCCCATCGCCGATGAATCCCTCGCCTGGCTCGACGATCACGGTGTCCGCTTCGATGCCGCCCAGACCCTGACCGCCGCCCAGGCCGCGCAGGCACTCGCGAACCAAAAGATCACCTTCACCTCCGCAGGCTACCTCCGCCTTGTCAACAGCGCCGGTGACGTCTTCCACATCGCCCTGAACAGCGGTGAGCCTCCCGCCTAGTCTTCCATGAAAACCATCCGCACCGCCATCCATCTCACCGCCTGGGCCATCGTGATCGCCCTCGTCCTGCTCGTCCAAAGCGTCCGCGCCCAGACTGCCGGGCAGTATGTTTTTCAAAAGAAGGCGGTGGGTGCAGGCTTCACGCTGGTTTCCGTCACGCCCGAAAACAACAAAGTCTTCGGCTTCGATGGTTCGGGCAATCTTGGTATGGTCTCCGCCTCCGGCTCCAGCACACTTGCCGCGCTCTCCGATGTGGCGATCAGCAGTCTCCTCGCCAACCAACTCCTCCGCTACAACTCCGTCTCCGGCGACTGGGAAAACTGGACTCCCGACTACCTCACCACGACCGCCGCCGCCGCCGCCTACCAGCCGCTGAACACCGACCTCACCGCCCTCTCTGGACTCACCAGCGCGGCAGACCGCCTGCCTTATTACACAGGTGCCGGGACGGCGGCACTTACGACACTCACCAGCACGGCGCGGACGTTGCTGGACGACACCTCGACATCGGCAATGCGCACGACGCTAGGACTTGGCGACTATGGGACCACCGGGATCAATTATGGGCCTCAGTTCATCTTGGACGCCTCCGCAGGATCAATCGCCAGCCAAGGCGACATCGAGGCAAATTCATTTTCAGGCCTCGGCACAGCATTAACCGCGCTGAACGGCTCAAACATCACCAGCGGCACCGTCGCAGACGCCCGACTCTCCGCCAACGTCTCGCTTCTCGGTCAAACCATCTCCCTCGCCACGGAAGTGACCGGCAACCTGCCCGTCGCTAATCTCAACTCCGGCACCTCTGCCAGTGCCTCGACCTTCTGGCGTGGTGATGGGACATGGGCAGCGGCAGGCGTTAGCGATGGCGACAAGGGAGACATCACCGTCTCGGGCTCTGGCGCTACTTGGACGATTGATTCAGGCGTCACCCTCACAACTCCGAAGATCGCCCAGATCGCCGACACTAATGGCAATGAGATGCTCATCATGACCACCACGGCCAGCGCGGTCAATGAAATCACGCTCACAAATGCCGCTACCGCAGGCAGGCCAACGATTGAAGCTACAGGCGTAGACACCAACATCTCGATGGTTGTGAAGCCTAAAGGCACCGGGCAGCTACGCCTTGGAAAAAGCAACAATCCAGTGCTTATCGGCGACACGACAGGATCAACGGTGGACGACATCATCGTCTTTAATGGAAATAATAACGGCGTGGCAATTAGCTACGCTAAAAGCGGCGTTTCTCTAGGAAGCGCGGCACTTTTTAGCTGGACAAATGGAGATCCATTCAATGCATCGCGTGACCTCGCTATAGCCCGAGATGCCGCCAACGTGCTGGCGCAGCGAAACAGCACCAATGCCCAGACTTTCCGACTTTATGAGACCGACAACGGCAGCAATGACGAGTATTTAGAGATCGCCGCCACTGCGACCAAAAACACCATCAAGCCCGCCGCCACCGGCACCGGCACCGCCTCAACCGTGCGTTACTATACGACGACCACCGTTTGGTTCGGCAGTGGTAACGGCAGCCCTGAAAGTGTCGAAACCGCAGGCATCGGCTCTCTCTACACCGACACCGCCACCGGCACCCTCTACCGTAAAACCTCCGGCACCGGCAATACCGGCTGGGTGACGCCGTGACCCTTCTTACTGCTCCTCCATTTTTGACACCACCACCGTAAAAATGGATGATGATTTTCACCGCCGACTTTCCAAATGTGAGCGCGCCATCTTCGGTGAAGATGATTCATCTGAAGGTCTTTCCAGCCGTATGAAATTCGCTGAATCTACCCTTGAGACCATGGTGGAGTTCCACCGAAAAATCGTGTGGCTTCTCATCGCTGGTATCCTCGTCGGCCTTCTCAATTTAGTCATCAAGCCCACGGGGGTCGGACATGCTCCGCAGTCCCAAAGCGTCAACGTGGGACAATCCAAGGATGGCAAGGAGCCCTTACTCACGGCCCGAGACTACCTCACGACCGCCGACATCGCCCAGCGTGAAAAAGTTACCGAGCGCGCCGTCACTGAGTGGATCAACGAAGGCCGCATCTACCCCGAGCCCGTCAAGCAAGGCAAGGCCTGGGTGATCGCCAAAAACTTCCGCATCCTTCCGAGTGATTCGGAATGCTGCGGAGAAACTCAGAACCCATGAATCTCGAAGCCATCCGCGACTACACGAGTCATTGACAGCGCCGCCGAATTGTTATGAGCACACGCACCCGACTCCTCAACCTCATCGCCCTCCTGGGCATCCTCGGCTTCATGTTCGGATCCACTTCCTGCACAGGGCCAGCAGCGGAGAAATACACCGCCACCACCGGCATCACCCCCGGCCAGACCGCCCTCCTCGCTGGCAAGTGGTGGCTCGACTATGAGCAGGCCAAGGCAGTCCATGCCGTCCCTTTGACCTCTTCCAAGCAAGTGACCAACCCGCAGCCCTAAACCCCAGCCACCCCGAGTTAGACCATGAACACTAAAAGCATCTTTACTTCCAAAACGATGGCTGCCCAAGCCATCACCGCCATCGCCGCTTTTTATCCACCAGTGACCGTCTTCGTCGCTGCCCATCCAGGGGAAACTCTCGTGGTCATCTCCCTGGTCAACGCTGGCCTTCGCTGGATCACCAAAGGCAAGCTTGCCCTCTTCGCCTAACCTTTATCCGACCCCACAAGACACCGCTGCCGTCGAGCCCCTGCCAGATGTCCTGGCAGGGGCTTTTCATTGACAGCCCCGCCGAGGAATGAAACCCCGCACCCCTGCCCAGCTCGCCATCGGAAAATTCATCGTGGACTGTGAAGCCAGGCGCGATGGACAAGGCAGGCTCCTCGTCTATCCCCTGCCTAAGGCCGATGGTGGCGGCACCTTCGAGGTCGCTGGCATCAATGACCGATACCACCCCGAGCAGGCCCGGAAGCTAGCAGGACTCATCGACGCTGGCGACCACCTCGCCGCCGAGCTGCTCGCCCGCGAATACATCCTGGCCTACACCGATGCCGTCCTCGGCTGGCATCCTCACATTGCCGTCGAAGCCTACCTCCGCGACTGCGCCTTCAATCGCGGCCCCGGTGGAGCCGCCAAGATCTACCAGCGCGCCGTCGGTGCCAAGATCGACGGCAAAGTCGGCCCCGTCACCAAAGCCACCGGCAGTGTCCTCATCGCCTCCGAGCTTCTCCTCTGTCTCCGCCGAGCCCGCGAAGCCTACGAGCAACAAATCGCCCCGCCAGTCGGAGCCCGCGCTAAATTCTGGAAAGGCCTCCAGGCCCGCTGGGACAAGACCCTCAAGTTTTCGCAGAGCCTGCTCTGATTAATTCAGTCCACACCGGCACACAAACGGCACACCGCCGCACGATGCCAAGTAATTCCAGCCACTAACCCGCATTCGATTCTCGTAGGGGTCGCCATCTCTCCAAGAGAGATGGAGGCTTGAAAGAGGCTCAAAAGGGCCGGAAAACGACCGAAAGCGACGCTTGAACGGCACACGACGGCTCGCGAAGGTCGTGGCATGAAGCTCCGAAAACGTAGGCTGCCTAGTGGGCATTTCTCCTGGCTCATCGACTATGGGATCGTCGATGGGGTGCGGAGGCGTGTTTCGTTTGGGGAGGATCGTGGGGCGGCGGAGAGGGCGCTGGCGAAGGCGCAGGCGGCGGTGGTGTCGCATGGGGCGCTGGGGCTTTCGGCTTCACCTCAGGAGATGGCGGAGTTTTTGACGCTGAAGGTTAGGTTGCGGGAGGCTGGGGCTTCGATCTCGGAGGCGGTGGAGTTTTTTATGAGGCATGGGACGCTGGTGAAAAACAGGGTGCTGGTGCCGGAGCTGGTGGAGAGTTTTCTGTGGGCGAAGGTGGAGGCGGGGAAGTCGCGGAGGACGCTGGAGACGTATCGGGGGACGCTGCGGTCGCTGGCTCGGGCCTTCCCTTTGGTGATGGCTCATGAGTTGACGGCGGGGCAGGTGCTGGCTTGGCTGGCGGGGCAGGGGTGGTCTAAGCGGACGCAAAGCGGGGCGCTGGGGCATTTCAGGTCGCTCTATGCCTGGGGGCGGGAGGTGGCGCAGGGGCATGTGGCGGTGGACCCTTCGGCGGGCTTGGTGGTGAAGGCGGATCTTGCTGAGGAGATCGGGACGCTGACGGTGGAGCAGTGTGGGCGGATGCTGAGGCAGGCGCTGCTGGAGCCGAGGATGATGCCTTATGTGGTGCTGGGGATGTTTGGGGGGCTGCGTCGGGCGGAGATGGAGCGGTTGACGTGGGATGCGATCAATCTGGAGGAGCGGACGGTGGTCGTGGGGGCGAGGATTTCGAAGACGCGGCAGCGGCGGGTGGTGGATCTGACGGTGAATGCGGTGGCGTGGATCAGGGCGGCTGGGGAGGAGGTGCGGGGGAAGACGGCGCGGGTGGCTCCGTCTAACTTGAAGGAGAAGTGGCCGCTGTTTTGGCCGAAGTGCGGGCTGGCGGTGTGGCCGAACAATGGGCTGCGGCACACGTATGCGTCGATGCATTATGCGATGTGGCAGGATGAGGCGAAGCTTCAGGCGCAGATGGGGCATGAGAGCGCGAACATGCTGCACCAGCATTACCGGGCGCTAAAGACGCGGCGGGAGGCGGCGGGGTTTTGGGCGCTGGCTCCTTAGAGTCAGAACGGGCTGAAGCCCGAACTACAAGCGCTAACGTCGGCGGCGTGGGCGGCGGCGTTTGGGGAAGCGGAGGGTGCCGGTGAGGAGGCCCCAGCCGATGGCGCAGAGGATGCCGAGGGATAGGGCGGCGATGGTTTCCCAGGTGGTGGCGGCGATCATGGGGACGGGATGGACGGTGTTGACGTTATTGACTTTTCGGGGAGGATGCGAGGATGAATTTGCCGACTACTTACTGGCTTTGCCGCACCCCAGATGCTGATGCTGAGGGGCCGTTTGCTTTGGGGCAGCTCCAGAAGATGCATGAGGCTGGCTCTGTGACGGCGGAGGCGCTGGTGTGCCGCCAAGGGGAGGAGGTGTGGTATGGGCTGGATGATGAGCTGGCTGCCTGTGAGATGGAGGCAGGCCGGGAGCCTGCTTTTATCCCGCCGACGTTGCAGATGGCTCCGGTGAGAAAGAAGCGCCGGAGCAAGGGGAGCGGATGCGGGGCGATGTTTTGTTTTCTGTTAGGTCTGGTGATGCTGATTTTATTCTGGCCGGTGGGGCTGCTGCTGATCGTGGCGGCGCTGATCATCGATCATACGAGCTATGTGATGACCTGCGGAAGGTGCGGTAATTCTGTGGCACCGAGGTCGCGGCTCTGCCCGGCCTGTCGTGTGCCGTTGAAATGAAAAAAGCCGAGGTGATGAGCCTCGGCTTTTTTTGTGGGGTGATGGTTAGGCGATGTCAGAGGCCGTCGAAGCCTGCGCCTTTGTTGTGTTCGTCGGCAACTTTCAAGCCGCTATCGCATGGGAACTCATAGACCTTGCCTGAGTTCTGGGGCTTGATGGGTGGAAGTTTGGTTTTTGCTGCGCTTTTGTTTTTAGCCCAGCTTGCGAAGCTGGAGCCGCACTCGTCAGCAGCTTCTTTGACCAGTGCGGAATGATCCTTTTTAATGGATTCGATGTCGGTTAACCCGATTCGAAGACAGAGGCGCATGGTGTCCTGCTCTGAGATGCCGAGGTTGATCGAGAGTGCGGATATTTGTGCTTTCAGGTCTGCGGGCATACGCACGGGGAACGAGACGGTATTGGGTGTGCTCATGGCTTAGAATAGCCTATGTATAAACTTTGCACACATTTTTGTTGACACTGTATGCGTTTTGCATACAGTGGTTCCCATGAGCAAGAAAACGAGCCCAAGAAGACCTGAATCAGTGAGCGTCCCAGTCCGCCTTTCGACGGATCTGGATGCCAAGATCGATGAGGCATCGAGATCCACGAATCTCTCTAAGCAGGATGTGATGAGACTCTCTCTGGAGCGGGGGCTGAAGGTCCTAGTTAGCCAACTGGCGGCGGCCTGAAGTTTTGACCTCACTGACCTCACTGACCTTTATGAAACTGACAACCCAGGAGCGGGCGGCAATGGCGGCGATGATGGCGCTGGTGGCTGAGAAGCTGGCGGCAATGCCGGAGACTCAGGAGCTGAACCGGGAGCAGGGAGCGATTGTGGATCGGCTCTGCGATGTGCGCAACGGGCTGCGCGAGGTGCTGAAGCTGGCCTGATTTTTTACAATCCCGCACCGCAGGGGCTCTGCGGCACAACCAACAACGAAGACACGGAGGAAGACGATGATCTACGAAAATCAAAACACGAACAGAAGAAGACGGGGGGCCGGGCAGGCGCAACCGATGGGGCGCTCGGCATCGGACAGACGGGTGTCTGCCAGTGGGGCGGCTGCGGGTGGGGGGAATGCGAGTTCCCGTGTGGGGGATTATCTGGAGGCGGGGGCGGCGAGGCTGCGGGCTTGGCAGGACGAGCATCTGAGTGTGGAGAGTCAGAACGGGCTGAAGCCCGAACTACAAGCTGCGAGCTTTCCGCCTGCGCCTCGGGATCTGCGGGCGCTGCTGGTGCGTAAGGGCTTGGGAGGGGCGCACCGGCCATGATGACGCTGGCTTCGACTTTGACGCGGTGCGAGCCGCGCCGTGGGGGTGGTGTGCGCCGCTTTCTGGGGCGTGTGGTGATGCTGCTGGTGCTGTCTGCTCTGGCGGGGTGGGCGCTGCATGTGGTGGGGCACATCCACCGGGCGTGCCTGCGCTATCAGGCGCAAGTTTTGGAGGTGTCCCGGCCATGAGGTGGGTGCGTGCTTTTTGCCTGTGGCTGGAGGGGCCGCTGTGTCTGACGGATGCGGCGGTGCCGTGGGCCTGTGCGATGCTTCTGGTGCTGGTGCATGTGATGCTGGCTTTGCTGGGAGGGGCGCTGTGCCGATGAGTGCGACTCTGGAACAACTCACCGAGGAGGTGCGGGGGCTGCGGTCGCTGATTGAGGCGGTGGCGGCGGTGCTGTCACCGGCGGGGCAGTCGCGCCCGCTGACGGCGGAGGAGCTGATGCGGCGCTGGGTGGTGCCGGGGGAGACGCTGGAGCTGCGGCTGGATAATCTGGCGAAGCGGTGCCGGGCGCGGGGTCTGAAGCCGATGAAGGGGACGCGTGGTGCGTTTGCGACCTACATGGTGGCGGATGTCCAGGCGGCTGAGGGGTTTAGCAATGGAACAACCAAACGGAGGAGGAGACTGTGATGGACGATTTTGAAACAGTGAGACCCCAAACGGGGGAGCGGATCTCGGTGACGATTCATTCGGCATCGGGGGTGCTGATGGCGGTGATGTTTGAGGGGGCGGAGACGGTGTCTCTGGCTCTGGATGATGAGAAGCTGGTGGAGATCAACCGGGCGCTGGCGCTGGCCGGGGCTTGTGTGGACTTTGCGGTGATGAAAGGGGGTGCTCGATGAGTCCGGCGGATCTTCGGCGGATGGTGGCGCGGGCTTTGGCTGCGGGGGGCGTGGTGGCGGATTCGAGATCGAAGCCGGTGCTGACTCGCTACCCTGCGGAGCGGCGGAAGGGGAAGGTGATGGTGTGGTCGCCAGAGTCGAGCTGGCTGCCGAGGGAATGCACTCAGAAGCTGGACGCGATGGGGAAGGTGCGGGGCTTTACGTGGCGGGATATGCCATCGGTGTCGGGGGCTGATGATGTGCGGGCGATGAACTTCTGGCTGTGGTGCCGGGGGCTGATGGATCAGCCGAATGTGAAGCTGACGCTGGCCCAACGGGCGCGGCGTGATGCGATGCTGGCGATGAGTGCCGAGGAGAAGGAGGTGCTGGCATGATCGCGGGAACTCGAATCACGAAGGTGATCCGCAAGTCGGCGCGGCCTGGCTGTGAGGCCTGGGAGCAGACGTTTAATGGGCGGACGTGGGAGCATATGCCGACGGTGGGCGGCTATGAGCATAAGCTGCTGGACTTTGCACTCTACCGCCGGGGGATGTATGACCCGGAGTTTGATCAGGCGGTGGAGGCTGAGGATGATGAGGAGGAGGGTGTGAAGACGCCGCGCCGGACGATGGGGCAGCGGAGCTATGCGACGCGTGGCCGGCATGGTCTGCTGCATGCGGCGCTGGCGAAGGCGGCGGCGGTGCGCCGTGCGGACAAGGAGCAGAAGGCGCAGAAGGATCTGGACGCACGCTATGACCGGCAGGCGGCGCTGGTGGTGATGTGGGAGCGTGCGAAGGCGCAGCGTGGTTTTGTGCGGGCCTTCTATGATGCGGACTGCACGGCGCATTCGGCGCTGATGCGGGCGATGGGGCGGGGTCGTGGACTGGCGGGGTCTCTGCGTGAGGTGTCGCTGGACCGGATCGAGCGGAATTTTGAGAGGCTGAAGGGGGAGGGCTGGAAGCTATGAGTGGGAATCTTTTTAACTTCAAGCCGGAGGAGCTGATGGTGCGTGCGCGCCGTGAGCGGGAGCAGCAGGCGATGGTGCTGCGGATGGTGGCGGATGCGCTGCTGAAGCCGGGGGTGACGGCGAAGGAGATGACGGAGCTGATCGAGACGGAGATGCCTGCGGTGCGGACGGGGATGGCGCTGGCGCGAAATTATCAGCAGGAGGCGGAGCGGCAGAGGGCGGCGCTCCAGCCGGTAATGGAACTTTGGGAAAGACGTGCGGGCGAGGAGGTGGCGGCGTGAACGAATTCTATGACATTGCGGCGCTGGACTCGTCCCGTGTGGACGGGGCTGGGGAGAGGTCGGCACGGGTGACGCTTTTTAGCCAGGTGCTGGTGGCCTGTGTGGTGGATGCGTGCTCGCTGAAAGAGATGGGGCTGCGCGCATGGCTGCTGTGTGAGCGTCTTATGCCGGGATGTCTGCCGCCAACACGGGCGAAACTTCGGAAGGAGCTGCATGTGGTTTCTACCTTGTGCTGGGACTATCTGCACATTGGTGTGGCTGATGCGACTTTTGAAGATCGCGGACAGGTGGTGGAGATGATTACCGGAGGTTTAAGTGAGGCACTGGCGCTGGGCCGCCGGGTGTCTCTGCTGGCGTATGCGTATGAGCGCGGGCCGGTGGTGCGGGCGGCGCTGCCGAGCTTTGAGGCGATCGGGAAGCTGTGGGGACTGCGGGCGCGGAATCCGCGCTCGGCGGTGTGTGCGGCGATGCAGGCAGTGGTGCGGGGCGTGGTGGAGAAGTCCCAGCTACGCGATATGCACGATGAGATGGGGCTGACGGAGTTTTGGTTTGCGAAGAAGCGGGTGACGCGTCGGCGCTGTGAGGTGGCGCAGATGGGGAACACGAATCGCAAGGCGAGTGAGGAGGAGGATCTGCCGGTGTGTGTGCGTGAGGCTCTGAGGCGCGAGCATGAGGAGCTGGTGCATGGGGTGCCGGTGCGGGCGGAGTTTCGCGGGCTGAGTCCGCTGCAACTGCGGCGGAAGCTGCAAGGGCTGGCGGAGGAGGCGGAGCGGAGACGGCTGGGGATTTGATGGGGCGGGGTAATGAACAACAACAAACTTTTTTTCTAACGATGAACGACAATAAACATACGATGACGGGGCCGGTGATGAGATCGCTGGGCCGGGTGAGGGAGTGGAGCGCGAATCCTCGGCAGGGGGTCTATGAGGGCATCCCTGAGATGGTGGAATCTCTGCGGGCGAATGGGCTCCAGGATGCGATCCATGTGTGGGAGCGGGAGGAGGGGGACTTTCTTCTGAAGGGGCACCGCCGCTTTGCGGGGATGAAGGAGCTGGGCTGGGGGGGGTGTCTCCAGGTGGTCCACCAGTTTGACGATGAGGGGGATGCCTACCTTTATTTGTTGCAAGATCACGGGCACACGGTGGCGCTGAATGCGGAGGAGCTGGTGACTGCGGTGGAGGTGGGCGTGGGGATGGGGATGACGGTGGGGGATCTGGCTCCGGCGCTGGGTCGGTCGGTGGAGCGGGTGCAGCTCTTCTTTGACCTGGGGGAGATGCTGCCGCAGCAAGGGCGCGAGGCGCTGGCGGATGGTCGGCTTTCTCTGCATGTGGCGGAGCTGCTGCTGCCGCTGGATCGCGGGGAGGAGATGCGCGGGGCTCTCCAGATGGTTCTTTGTGATGCGGTGGGCAATGAGCCGCTGAGCTACAAGGCGGCTGAGGCGGCGATCCAGGCGAAGTATGTGCAGCCAAAGAAGTGGCTGGCGGCCTGGCTGCGGCTGGTGGGTGTGCTGATGAAGAAGTATCCGGTGGCGGATGGGTATCACTTTGTGGAGTGGGGTCAGCGTGGGGAGTATGTGCAGGGGGAGTCGGGGCAGCCGTGGCCTGACTATGAGTTTGGCGATGGCTACATGCCGCGTGATGCGGATGGCAGGCAGTGGCAGGAGAAGGCGAAGGGGCTGGGGGTGCCGGTGTATGTGGTGCCTGCGCCGCGGCGTGATGATAGGTTTGTGCTACTGGTGTCGAAGAAGATGCTGCGCGATGCGGAGTCGGTGGAGGCTGCGGAGGTGCCGGAGTCGGAGCCGGTGGCGGAGAGGGAGGTGACGGTGCATGCTGGGGATGGTCCATCGCTGGAGCGTGCGTCTGCCTCTGCTCCTGCGGACGATGTGGATGGCCGCTGGATGAAGGTGATGTTTAATGCGCTTTGGGAACACCTGAAGGCGAATCCGACGGATGCGATGACAGGGCCGCCGTGGGAGTGCTTTCATGAGCTGCTGGTGCATCTGGCGACGGATGTGGACGCGGGGGCGGTGTCGGCCTGGCTGGGGATGGCGTCGGCGGATGAGTTGCGCGGCTGGCTGGCGAAGGATCGAAGCCAGAGATGGCAACTGCGCCAGGTGATGGTGCTGCTGATGGTGCTGGCTGCTGATGCGGCGGAGTCGCGTGAGGAGCTGCGTGCGGCGTTGGGCGGGCTGCTCTGCGAGCTGGGGGTGGATGTGGCGGGTTTGGAGGGGCGGGTGGACGCCGAGGTATGCCAGCCATGAGCGCCCCTGACGCACTATCACCAATGCAGCCCGCCGCGAATGGCTTGGCATCACCGTCTGGTTGTGCGTTGCCTGCGTGGTATGTCGCTATCAAGGCCGATCCAAGCCGATGGGCAGCGAGGATGGAAAAGCAGCGCCAAAGGCGAGCAATGGCAGGCATCAGGGACGTGGAGAGAAAAGCAGAACGTGAACGGTGGGCGGTTCTACCATCCAACCACCCACGCAAGATTCGGAAACCAAAAAGGACAGCAGTGGCTGTGAAGCGCAAGGCGAGGAAGGACATAGAGAATCTGCCCGATAGCGTCGTGGCAAACCGCTACCTGCACATGAAAGTCGAAGACTGTCCCAAGGCATTAATCGAAATCAAACGCGAGCACATCAAACTCAGCAGGAAACTAGGAACCAGAATCAAAACAATATGACGAACATCAACACACTCAGAGAGAAAATGAGCGCGACCGTGGCCGCACTCGAAAACAAAAGCATCAGCGCGGAGGAAGCAATGGCTATCAGTCGCGCTGCTGCTGTGGTCATCGGCTCACTACGAGTCGAGTTGCAGTATCGCCAAATGCGCGCCGAGAAACCGGAGATCGAGTTCATGGATTCGCACAACGCAAAAGTCACCGGCGCGGAGCGTTCGGTGGACTGACCTGTTCGCGGTTTATTTTTATGAAACGATCAATCTATGTAATGCGGGGAAAGACCCCGCAAGAGTGGGGAGAGCAAGACCCGCTTGGTCCTTTCGATTCTGAATCTCAGGCTCGCAAGGCTATCCATGCAGATGTCGCATCCTGTGCTGATGGTTCCGAAATGCTGAGTCCCGGCAGGCTGGAGGGATGGGCGGAAAGATACCACCTCCTCGAATACATCAAGGGATTCCAGCCGGTGCTGGATGTCTCGGTAAAAATCTCCTTAGCGAACGATAAAAGTGACTCACGATGACCGCGAAAGAAGACATTGAAAACACGGGGGACTCCAACGCGGTCAGCGTTGAGTCCACTGCCTTGTTCGCCTTGCTGGAATCCCGGCATGAAACGATGCTCCAATGGTGCGAGCCGTGGCCAGCGTGCGGACCGGAAGGCAACGACTTGGACGCGCACATCATCCTCCGCGCCACGATAAACGACTGCATCAACCTGCAACGGCGTGCGGCGAAAGCTGCGGGACGGTCAACGATAGGAGATGATGGAAACCACTTGCTCGACTTCATGGCGATCCATTGGACGCGAGTTGTTGAGGCGAACGCAAAAGAGCAGCAACCCGAAAGGAGCGCCCTAGATGCCTGATCCAAAAACAAACTTGCCCGCTCCTGAGGGTTGCGCTGCCTCGCCTTGTTCGGCAGTTGGCGCAACTCACCACCACGCCTGCGCGTGCCGAGAAAAGGCTATGCTGGAAATCCTCGTGCTGGTTGAGCCGATCATGGAGGCATGGGCAAAATCTCACGAACTCGATGAGTGGCATTGTCGGGTGGAAGATTTGATAGGAACGGCCTACCCAAGCTTCATGTATCTGCCGAACAGTGATTATCCCGAACAACTTTCCAGATAGACAGGTGAAAAACGGAAACTTATGAAACTCGACGAGATGCTTGAGCAGGTGCGGATGGTCTGCCGGATTCGGAGGCTTTCGAGGCACACTGAGGTCACTTATGCGGGGTGGATCGCTCGTTTTGGGGCGCATGTGAAGGCTTGTGGGCATCAGCCGCGTGAGGAGAGGGTGAGGACATTTTTGGAGAAGCTGGCTCCGAGGTGCTCGGCATCGACTCAGAATCAGGCTCTGAATGCGATTGTTTTTCTGTATCGGGATGTGGTGAGGGAGCCGCTGGGGGATCTGGGGAAGTGGGCGAGGGCGAAGCGTCCGAAGCGGCTGCCGACATGGCTGTCTCCACAGGAGATGCAAAGGCTGCTGGCGGTGATGCCTGCGGGGACGAGACTGATGGCGGAGCTGGCGTATGGTTCGGGGCTGCGCGTGGCGGAGCTGCTGGCGCTGCGGGTGAAGGACATCGATCTGGAGGCGTGTCTGGTGACGGTGCGCGGGGGTAAGGGGGACAAGGACCGGGTGACGGTGCTACCTCGGTCTCTGGTGCATCGGCTGCATGCTCATTTTGAGCGGGTGCGTGTTGTGTATGATCGGGACCGTGCTGCGGGTGCGAATGCGATCTTTCTGCCGGATGGACTGGAGCGGAAGTTTACGAATGGGGGAAGGGAGTGGCCGTGGTTCTGGCTGTGGCCTGCGATGAATGAGAGCACTGATCCTCGCACGGGCATCGTGCGCCGGCATCATGTGCATGAGGATACGTTGGGGAAGGCGCTGAAGCTGGCGACGAGGAAGGTGGGGCTGCATAAGCGGGTGACGGCCCACACGCTGCGGCATTCTTTCGCGACGAATCTGCTGGCGGGTGGGGCAAGTATTACGCAGGTGCAGGAGCTGCTGGGGCATAACTCGGTGGAGACGACGCAGGTGTATCTGCATTGTGTGCCGAGGTTCGCGGAGTCGATCACGAGTCCGCTGGATGTGCTGCCGTTGCCTGGGAATGTGGTGAGCTTTGAGAGTCGGCGAGCGGCCTGATTTTACTGTGTGTGTAGCGTGAGCTGTGGGCAGTTTTTGGCAGCAATCGGAGTTCCTTTTGTTAGGCGGGGATTTTATGACATGGATGGATGCAAGCAACGCGGGCGGTGAGCCCCATCATTTACAACCAAGATAATGACGATGAACATTAACGAACGGGAAAGGGTGGCCTGTGAGCTGCTGGGGATCGCGGCACTGGAGCCGGGGGGGTATGCTGCCTGCCCTGGTGTGGGGCGACATACGAAGGGCGGAGGGAGGCGTGATTTTAAGGTGTCGCTGGAGACGGTGCCGACGGGCTTTTGTTTTCATTCGAGCTGCTCTGCGGAGGTGGCGGAGTTTAACCTGCAACTTCGCCGTGCGATCTGGAGGCTGGAGAATGGGGATAAACGGTCACCTGTGTCGGCCTATGGGAAAACGGCTGCGGCTCCGAGGCCGGAGCGTGGGGTCAAGCGTCCGCCGTTTGATCTGAAGAAGCTGGAGGCGATGGCGGGGAATGTGAAGGAGGTGATCTCGCGGGAGTGGCTGATGGCGGTGTCTCCGATGGCGGTGACGCCGGGGATGCGGGGGGTGGGGGATACTTTTCTGGAGGCGCTGTATGAGGCGGGAGAGAAGTTGCTGATCTTTACGAAGTTCACGTCGCAGGGGGATTATGGATACCATGTGGGCGGGAGCGGGTGGAGGCTGGGCCGTGATCGGGGGGTGAAGCCGGTGAAGTCGGATCTGCCGCTGGGCGGTCCCGATGGGGTGTGGTTCCTCTGTAATCCGGTCTCGGGTGAATGGAAGGTGAACAGTGACGCGGTGGGCTTTGACGGCCAGGCTAAGTGGGGCAGGAGGCATGGTGCCTGCGTGACGGCGTGGCGCTATCTGGTGCTGGAGAATGATGTGGCTCCGATGGCGGAATGGCTGCGGCTGCTGGTGCAACTGCCGCTCCAGGTCGTGGCGATCTATACTTCGGGCGGGCGGAGTGTGCATGCGCTGGTGCGCGTGGATGTGGCCTCCAAAGCTGAGTGGGATGTGCAGCGGGATATGCTGGTGCAACTGCTGGCTCCGCTGGGGGCTGACCCTGCGGCGATGACTGCGGTGCGGCTGACTCGGCTGCCGGGGTGTCTGCGCGGTGAGTCTCTCCAGGAGCTGTGGTATCTGGACCCGCGTCCCCGGCCTAACTCGAACATTTTACAAAGGAGGATGGGACGATGAATGATGCGGCGAAGATACCGATGGAGACGCTGAGGCTGCTGGCTCCGCTGGCTGCACAGGCGGGGATCGATCTACCTGGGCAGGCTGATATGGTGCCGCAGATCAATCTGGATGAGCAGACGCTGAAGATCGCGGAGCAGCTCGGGGGGCTGCTGTCCCGCTGTGACATCTTTGCGCGCGGTGATGAAGTGGTCACGGTGGAGGCGGGGAAGATGGTGCCGGTGAGTAAGGACCGCTTTTGCACGCTGATCGAGGAGTATGTAACATGCATTAAGTTCGGCCAGCAAGGCCCCCGCGTGATGACGATGGGGAAGGATATGGCCGCGAAGGTGCTGGAGTGTCGGCAATTTACGAGACGGCTGCCACAACTGGAGGGGATCGTGCCGGTGTCGGTGCCGGTGCGGCGTGAGTCGGGCGCGGTGGAATGGCTGGCGGCTGGCTACGACAAGGAATGCAAGGTGTGGTGCAATGATGGCATCCCGTATGATCGGGAGATGTCGGTGCAGGCGGCGATGCAGTGGCTGTGGGATCAGTTTGGGGAGTTTGAATTTGCGTGGGAGCAGGAGGTGCGGAAGGACTGGCTTTTCCTCAATCGCTCGTTCGCGGTGCAGATCGCGGCGATGCTCTCGACCTACACGCGTCTGTTGCTGCCGACGGGGACGCCGAGGCCGCTTTTTCTGTGGGTGGCGAATCAGCAGGGGTCGGGGAAGAGCGTGCTGGCGGAGGCGGCTCTGGCGCATGTCTTCGGAGATGTGGCGACGGTGTCGCTGCCGGAGAGTCGGGAGGAATTTGAGAAGCTGCTCAACACGACGGCGATGAATATGAGGCCTTATCTTTTCCTGGATGATGCGCCGAGCTGGGTGGCATCGAATGCGCTGAATCGGTTCATTACGTCGAGACGCCATGCGGGGCGCAAGCTCGGGGGCAATGAGGAGTTTGATGTGCCGAATGTGACGACGGTGAGTGTGACGGCGAACAATCTGGAGATCACGCCCGACTTGATGCGGCGGTCTCTGGTGTGTGAATTGTTCGTGCCTGGTGACATCGAGAAGCGGACATTTAAAAGGAACATCGAGCCGGGGTATTGGTCACGGCCCGAGGTGCGGGCGCAGTCACTGGCGGCGATGTCTGCGCTGGTGAGGCATTGGATGTCCCAGGGGGAGCCTGTGGGGCAGGATTGTAAGCCTACTTTTGAGGCATGGAGCGGGATGATCGGCGGCATCGTGGCTGCTTTGCCAGATGGTGGGCAGGGGCTGGGTAGGCCGATGCTGAAGGCGGAGCTGCCGATGAGCGGGGACCGCCGTGGCGAGGAGTGGCGGCAGTTGCTGGTGAGTATCGCAGAGCGGCTGGAGAAGGAGGCGGGAGATGATCTGCTGAAGGAGGCAGTGTTCACGACTCACGACATCATTGCGGCAGCGAGGTCGGAGAAGCTGCTGGAGGATCTTTGTGGCGCTGAGGGCGACAAGGAACTCGGGGAGAAGGATCGCAAGCGGATCGGTCACGAACTGAAGCGATGGAGAGGGCGCGAACTGGTCACGACGACGACACGACGGGCGTTTCGTTTTGGGAAGCGTCACCAGCGGCGAGGGGCTGAATATCCACTCGAATGGCTGTGACGATGTGTGATCACGCGGATGGTCACAGACCATCATAGGAAGGGGCGCAGGGTGCATCGAGCACCCCGCGCCCCTTTTTTAGGTCACAAAAACGGGCTTTCCGCCGACAATGGTCACGCCATGGTCACGCTGGAGGCTTTGATTTTGCAGGAAGTGTGATCATGTGACCTTTGTGACCTGTTGGAGGGTAGTTGGTAATATCAGGAGTCGATGCTGTGGGGGTGGAAGGGTGGTCACTGGTCACGGGGGGGTGGGAAAGGAATCTTTTTGCGCTGGTGGGGTCTAGCTCGTTCTCTCCTTTT